TTAACACTGCCATCATTCGTAATGCAAGCAATGTAGCACTAATAAGATCATCTGATTGTCCTGACTTTGCTTGATAACTTGAACCTGTTGCAACAAAGTTTTTAAGCTCAGATATAAACGGCTTACTGTGTATTACCATTTTGTCATTCTCAATCATTGTTTTAAGTCTGCTACATGCTGTAATTTTAGTACCGTGTGTAGTGTTAAATCCCTTACGGAACTTTCTTACGTGTCCTTTGCGCATTGGCTCGCTTACAAATAGACCTGGTATATTTTCTTCACCAAAGTCATTGATAACTAGCAAGCATGCTTCGCCAATACCGTTGTTTTCAACACTCCAGTATATACCGTTATTGTTTTGAGTTTCTGTGTGCAAATATTTACATATATCTGCTAGCACTCGTATTTGACCAGGAATGGCTGTTTGATTATGTTTCCATTCAGCAACTTGTATATAACTAGGTAACTCAAATACTTGTATTGCAGCATTGTCTCCACCAGTTCCCATACTAGGATCAAGTGCAACTGCATACGTAAATTCTGGTGTTGGTTTCTTATACCAACGTGTTTGGCCCATATTAATTATCGGAGTAGATCCTTCCATAGTAGCAAGTTTAAGACTACTAATAAGTGTTTCGTCAAATACTAAAAATTCACAGCCATACTCACGACGGAACTTTTCTTCGCCAATTCTGCCAACTTCTTGTTTTTTCCACTCTTCGTCTCTATCTGGATGTTCACTCCAGTGTGATATAAAACTGTGGAAACCATTACTACCTAGTTCCTGCTCATTACCGTTATCATCAAACTTGTCTTCAGCTTGTTTCCAAATAGTTGCAAAGGTATCTTCGTCTGAGTTTGGTGTACTTGTAATAATAGCCCGGCCACCAGTTGCTAGTGTAGGAGATATTGAAGTCCAAAACTCTTCAGCAATGTTAGGTTGCACAAACGCAAACTCGTCACAGTATAGCAATGAGATACTCATACCACGTCCTGTATTGCCTGTTGTTGTTTGACTTACAATACGTGACCCGTTTTCAAACTCAATGCTACCTTTATTATAACTAGTAACACCTGCTCTAATATGATCTGGACAACTTTCGTACACAAAGCGTATGCGTGACATAATTTCTTGTGCGCCAGTATACTTGTGCGCAGCAATAAGACAAGTTTGATCTGGAACAAACATTGCATACCATGCTAGGTAGATACTAGCACATGTAGTCTTGCCTGTTTGCCTAGGCATCATATTAATGTTAAAGCGATAGGTATGATAACTGTGCATTAACCCTAATTGATACTCGTACGGATCATATAGCAACTTTCCTCTAGTAGGATGTTGAATATATGCAAACTTTTTAGCAAAATACAAATACCCAGTGTCAGGATTCATACAGGCAACTAAGTCTGCAATTTCTGCCTCAGTAAAAGTTTCTTTCCTATTCGCCTTTTTTATTAAGACGCCGTCTAATGATGCTGCCATGTTAGTACTTATCCTATTATATTGTCGTAGTAGCCAATGTCGAACCTAAGATCAAATAGTTTACGCCTATCTTGCTGTATCAAAATATGTGCTGGAGCGGCGTTACGTCCATATCTAGGTTCGCTCCACAGCCATTCGTATTGCAGACTAGTGCCTAGTTTCCTACAAAGTTTTTTTAAACGCCTGCGATTATAGTTAGACACAATGTAAACTATAGCTTGATTATGTGCTAAGTGTTCCCACTCTCCGCTCCATTGTATAACTTTAATTTCGCCCTTTTTCCAAGCTGCTGCACTCCAAGGACACACTGGCTTTATACTATCAAAGTATGCTTCCCAATTAATATCGTCTTTTACCATATAACTATTTACTCAAGCAAATAGGTCCCGTAGGACCTATTTGGTTAGTGCATCTAAGTAGTAAGACTTACTATTTTTTCTTGCCACGTCCGGCCATTAACTTGTCTTTACCACGTCCTTTGCCGGCCATAACTTTACCACGGCCCTCTGTAGCTTTCTTTTCAGATATTGTTGCAAACTCAGATAGTGCAGCATACAGTTGATCTTTAATAGACTCAAGTGCCATTGGGTTGTCACCTTTAGCTGCTGGCTTGTGTGACTTCTTAGGACGGTTAATACCGCCTGCTAAATCCTGTGTCATATAGTTATGATCTTTATATTCTTCTTCTGGAGTGTTATCCCATTCTTCAATAGATTCATCTTCGCTTGCACAAGATTCACATCCGCATCCTTCTTCACAACCTGACTCTTCAGGTTCTGCCATTAGTGCAATGTGTGATGCCATGTCATCGCCATCTGGGCTAGGTAATGCTTTTTGCATAGGTATATCTGCAACTGGCGCTGCTCCTGACATTCCTGCATTTTGTAATAGTTTTACTAATGCAGCTACTTCGTCAGCTCCGTTGCCATTCATTGAGATATTCATTGATGCTTCGTTAATTGCGTTTTTCATATTGTTATCCTTACTAGCTGTTTGTATGCCACGTTGGACACTGTTTAATTCTGTATTAGCAGTGTCTGCTTGAACAGTACTTTGACTTGCTGCAAAATTACTGTCTAATTTTGCTTTTAATGCACTCATTGTTGCTGGACCAGCCTGGCCATCAATAGGCAAATTGTTTGCTTTTTGAAATTGCTGTACTGCTTTATATGTCCCGTTGCCGTACTTACCGTCAATTCCGTTGGGGTCAATTCCTAATCGCGAAAGTGCAGTTTGTAGAGTTTTAATTGCCGGCATTGCTTGTTTGCCACCAGCTTGATATGCTTTCATTAAATTAGGAGTAGTTGTATCTAACTTACGTCCTAATAATGATCCAGTACTCGCCGGTGCTGTTTGATCTGTTGGTTCTACAGTTGGTTCTACAGTTGGTTCTACAGTTGGTTCTACAGTTGGTTCTACAGTTGGTTCTACTGCGTCTTGGCCAATAGCACGACCATTCATGTCAACATAATATATGCCGCCGCCATCGTATTCATTTGCAATTGCCTTTTCGCCAGCAATCTCTACTGTTTGTCCAGGAACGACTTGGTCTCTGCCAATCATTGCAGCACCAATGTCATCAAATTCAACAGTACTAGTATCAGTGTTAATTGTGTCAGCAGTAGTCGGTGGCACTTGGCCAGGATTTTCTGCATCCCATTCTGCTTGATCAGAAGCTAGATCTTGTTTGGCTCTGTTTAAATCAGCTAATCTAAATGATTGTCCATTATCAACAGCTTGTTGAGCATTTTTTATACCATACGGGTCGCCTTCTTCATTGCCTGTAGGTCTTGGATTATCATCGTCGGCGCTAGGTTGTGCTGTATTAGCATCATCAGTGTCTTCTTGGTCAGTACCAGTTTGTGCTGAATCAGTAGCAGCAAGTTCATCTTGTGCTGCTTGAACTTCTGCTTCTGCATCTACTACTGCCTGGTCTAATTCTATTTGATCTGCTGTATCATTATCTGCTGCTGCTGCTGCTTCTGCGTCTGCAAGCTCTTTTGCAGCTTCTCTAGCTGCTAGATCTGCTTCCGTGCCAGGTGCAGTTCCAAAGTTATCTGCACTAACTCGATCTAGTACAGTATTAAGTGTTTCTAGTTCTTGTCCACTCATTTCATCTTGTAAATCTGATACAAGGCCGTCGCCTAAAGACATAGATTTATATGCATCGACTACATCATCAAATTCTTGTTTATTTGTTATTTGATCTAACAAATCAAATACAGCTTTTTCATCTGTGCCAAATATTTTGCCGGCGCCTGCATTATACAGACCTCGTGCAATTTCTTTTGATGTAGCTTCCAATAGCGTATACTCGCTATATAAACTAGTCATGTTAATAAAGTCTTTAATATTTGACATAATATTATTATCCTTCTGTTGCAGCCTTCATAGGATCAATAGCCCGCTCTTTACGAGCTACTTCTAATTCCTTTAGTAATCCCATGATGCGATTCTCACCAACATCATCTTGCGCAGATTCGCCGCCCATTTCTTCAGTTGTTAGTATTGTCTCATATGGCTTGCCATCTGCTGCTGCGTCGGCTTCTTGTTGCACATCAAGCGGTTCGCCTTCTGCACGTATGATAAGATGTCCGCGGTCGACACTACAGTTATTAACTAAGTATTCTGCAAGAACTTGACTAGTTGCAGGATATTTTAATTCTATTTCGTAATGCGTAACTTCCATATTTTGCAATCTTGGAAAATCCATAGGTTTTTCAGAAATTGGCGTAGTCTTGCCTGCACCAATTTTTATTACTTCATATTTGGCTAAATTAGCTTTCATATGATCTACGAATCCTTCTGGCAGCTCACCGGCTACACGGAGTTTAAATTTGTAAGTCTTTGCAGACTCTGTTAAATAATCATTTAATGTTTTCATGGCTATGGTTCCTATTATATACTATTTATCCAGGTTCTTCAGTTTTTCGAGCAAACTATTACGATCTGATACTACATACCCGTCGCCGTCTACTACGTTGCCATCTGGATTCGAATTGGCTTTTTGATCTATTGCTTGTTTTTTAAGTTGCAATTCGACCATTTTTAATTTATTATTAAGTTTTGCAACCTTAGCGTCAAGTCCTGTTTTAAGCATTCCGCCTGCTACTTCAAATACTCTACTTGCATAACGACTTTCTACGTTCATACCTAAATCCATTAAGTCGTCATATGATGCCAATGCTTTATCAGCAATATCATTAAGTTCGTCGTCTGCTAGTTTTCCAAGTCCTTTAACACTTGGAAGAGCTGATGCAATTTTATCAAACTCGGCAATATCACGCATAGTTTCAACTTGCTCTATTGCAACAGTTTCTGCTTTTGTTTTCTTCTCTTCTTTTTTTGCATCATTGACAATGTCTTTAGAGTCTGGCAAATTTAAAAGTTCTTCTAATTTTTTAGTCATTATGATTGTTCCATTAAGTGCTTATATTATTTATGCTATAAATGATGACATTAGAAATTATATCCTAAGTCATTGATATCATTGATATATTTTTCTGCTATAATATTTTTGGTTTTATCAGTATAATACGATCTGTAATCGCGATGCCTAACAGAAGCATTTAACGTTTTTAACGGCACAAAGCAATTAAACGTTTGTTGTATTTTAATAAAGTCAGATTCTAAATTTTCTAGTCTAAGGATAAAATCAACTCCTTGTATTAACTCAACTTGGCGTGGCGGTGTGCTGTTTTCTACAAAGTACTCAAATCCTTTATTCCACTCGTCTATAGCATGTTGATTAGCAGCGTTATCCCATTTACCTTTATTTTTAAATTCATTTGCTAGTCTGCGCAATGCACGATCTCTTTTAAAAAAATACCAACTTACTACATAGTCCCAAGGATTTCTAACAACAGCAAAACTAAAATTAATAGGTAAATTATCTCGTTGTTGGATTTTTTCTAGTGACCAATGTTTAGCTGACTTTACAGGTAAACTATCAGTATTATTTATAAGCCAATGTTGTATACTTGTGCCGCCAGTTTTTGGAACATGTACAAATAGAGATTTAGAAGAGGCACTATAAACTGACATTATCGTCTGCCGCTGTGGAAAATATCGTGCTCAGTGACAATGCGGAATTTAATTTTGTTTTGTTTACAATATGCATTTGCTGCTTCCCATTTAGCAGCATTAACTACAGCATGTAATTGATTATGTCTACTCTTTCCTGCTTCTTTTAAAGAAGTTTGGTTTGAAGGTTTTACTTCAATAAGCTCTACAAACTGTTTGCCGTTTTTGTCAGCATATGCAATAAAGAAGTCTGGAACATATATAGTATGCTTGCCAGTCAATGGATTGCGATAAGGTATACGGATTGCTTCACTTGCCCATTGTGTGACATTTGCGTTTTCGTCACAAAATTTCATAAACGCAAATTCCCATCCTGATCTGTATGTCGGAATCTTGCCGCCTATATATTTTGCTGGATTTTTAGGATTAAACTTACCCTGTGCAAATCTAGACATGTTATACTGCTATGTTTCGTTTTTCTAAAGTATTTGTAGATGTAGTGTTTTTAAATCCAAGTACACTAGTACTCAATCTATTATAGTTTAGTACTTCTGCTACTACTGCACTTAACTTGGTTTCGTCAAATCCTTTAAGAGTATCTAACAATACAAACACTTTAATGCCGTCTAGCTTTGCTTGTTGTAGCAAAATAGAACCAGTACTTATAGCTGCCGCTTGTTCAAAACCTCTGCTTTGGAAAAATCCTATAACAGCATCAACGTCATTAGACGCAAATGCTAATTTTTCAGTATAGTACTTGTCAAAGAATTCCGTAACACGTTTATCATTTGTCGGAGCGGTGATTGGTAAACTACTATTCATTTATATTCCTAGTTGGGCGTCCAAAGCAGCCATTGCTGCTGGATCATTTTTATTTGCTGCGTAATTATCTCTGCCTTCTGCCGATGTGCCCCCGCCTCGTGACTGAAAGTTTTTAATTGACTGCCGCTGTCTTGCACTATCTAACGCTGCTGGATTGCTTTTAATATCCTGCTTTGATGTAGTCACTGCTGCTACGATACCTACACCGGCTGCTGCTAATAATAAATCGTTACTGCCGCCCGAGCCGCCATTCTTAGGAAAGAATGTCTGAGCAACTCCGCTAACATTAGTGCCAGATGCTTGTCCTAATGCACCTGTAAGAATATTAAATCCTTCTTCTCTTAAACCTTCTTTAGATAAGTTTCTAATATTACCAATTAATCCAGCACCTCGCAGTACAGTAAGCAATGGATTGTTATATGCTTCGCCGCTTGCAATAAATTCATAAAGATCAAATGCGCCGCCTATTATGCCACCTAAGCCTAATGTGCCGCCGCCTTCTAAAGATAAAGGACTTGGTGTATTATCATAATGGTCTTGTCCAAATCCAACCGGGTCGCCATTTTGTCCTATTGTAATCTTGTTTTGATTATAAAACACAGCTTCGTATGCTACTTGGATACTATTCGACATAGTACCAGCACCGTCACTATTATCAACATTGTCATGACCCCAATTTGTCAGTATTGGGTTTACTAAAGTGTAAGTAGTATATTCGCCTCTTGTTAATAAACTTATTTTAATACTTTTGAAGAACGGTACACCTGGATTGTTAACATCCATACCAAACTTATAGTTATTAGAAATTGCTCCCTCATATGTACTATGCGGATTAACCTTGTATGCTTTGCCCGAATTTGATTGCTGATTCCCGTCTGCGTAATAATATCTATAATACGCTTGTAACATTGCTGTAGTAATACCTTCGTTATCGTCGTGCATCTCGATATTAACTGGGTCATAGCTGATTGACGTTTGTATGTTTTTTACTCTGTTATATTTTTTCTTAGTTTCAACATTAGCAGTAAAATTAGGCAGGTCTGCACGTTTTACTAACATACCTATTGTGTTTAATGAAGACCCCGCGAATAATTTTGGAGCAATTCCTTTTGCAACATCTGATATTTCAAATTGTACATGATATAGGAACTTAGTTTTTGGCGCTAAGGCCATATTCCTATCAGTATAAAGTCGTGCGGCATGTTGCCAATCAGCCATGTTGCCTTTTGGACTTAATATACCATTTGCTATTGAATCTAATAATCCGTTAAACTTATTTGCCATACAAATATTTATCCTTTATAATTAAGTACTAACATAAAGGTAAAAGGAGCCGAAGCTCCTTTTGATAGTCAGACTAAATTTAGATAGTATTAAACGCCGCCACCAGTTACCGAAGTATTAGTAGTACGTCCAATTGCTGTGCCAATACCAGTACCTTGTGGTGATTGGATAGCATTATCATAACGTATGTTTAGTGTAACACTGACTGGGTCAGTTGAGTTAGAATACGCTAAACTGTTATAGTTTGCTGCTTCTACATAGCAACCATACAGTTCAAATGTCTCAAGTACGTTTGGTACGTTAGCGCCGTTGCCACCGTCTAAGATTTCAATACGTGTAACGAATTTATAATCTGCTCCGGATGCTGCACTTGATTGTTCATAAAAGTCGAACTGCTTCTGAAGCTGCTCGCCGACAAGCTTTTGTACGTTGTTGTTAACGTCTTCGCGCAAGTTAAGCACGATTGGTTCCCAAGTATGTTTACCTGCTAGGTAAACTCTTGAGTTATATACATCAATTGTCATTTGTTCAAAACTTACGTTTGGACGAGTTACGTCAATAACCTGTTTCGTAAGTTCAGTAGTCGGTGTTGAAACACCAAAGTTTTCCAGTGACACTCTAAAGCGATACTGGAGTTTTGGCATCAAAAGTCCCTGACTGCTAGCGGAATCTCCGCTAGCAAGTGGAACTGTAATTTTTGATAATGTTGAAATAGCCATTTAGTCTGCTCCTGTTCTATATGTATTTAGCGTTTAAAGTCCTGCAATCTCACCAGTGTTTTTCAAGCGTAGTGGAATATAAATAAATTCAACAGCTTTAACAGGTTCAATAGCAATATCTAAGTATAATTCATTTCTATCAATTCTACTCGGTGTGTTATTTGATTCGTCACAAACAACTAGGTAGTCATATAGACCACGTTGTCCGACTAATTCAAGTAATAGACTTTCTGCTGCCTGTTTAATCTCATTGCGTGTAATTGTATCATTTGGCTCAAAGATGTAAGGCTTAGCAAGTGTGTTTAGCTGACTACGTAAGTAGATAGTTAGACGTGCTACGTTAATACGATCTAATGCACTAGCGCCTCTTGCACGAGTCTTTTGACCAAAGTTAACAAGTCCAGCACCACTAATAAACGTAATTGGGTTTATACTGTTACTGTACAATGTATCACGCTGACCTTCGTTTAGTGATACACTTACAAATTCACCTTCGTTACTAATGTAACCAGTTGAAGTTGCGTTAGTAATACCACCACGTCTTGTGCCTGCTGGTGCAAACCATGGATAGCTAACTTGATCACTTAGTGCAATAGTACGAAGCATCATGTGTGAAGCCGGAACTACAACATTGTTACCAAAGTTATCACTACTAAATCCTGCTGGATAAAATACACCCAAGTATTCATCTCGGCTTACAAGTCCGTCGTCGTTATCTTCAACTGCTAAATTAACGTTAGTTGCCCATTCATTTAATGAAGTTGCATCTGGTGTTAAGCGCATTGGACTATCACCTAAGATAAATGCTGTTAAGCCTCTATCAAAGTTTAAGCTAATCATTTCGCCAATTAGTTCTGGATACCCAGGAGTTGCCATTAAGTTAAACAAACGTGATTCGTCATCGCGGATATCGTCATTTGAATTAACAACTGCTTGCAATGCCTGTACAACAACTTTACGTTGTGCCTTACGACCAAAGCTACCTGAACCGTCATTTTGATTACCTGATTCAGTAACCCAACGATGTGCATAGTAGTCTGCCATTGGCGCATCGCCAGCATCGCCCATACGTAAGTTATCTTCTGAAATATTAATATAGTTGCGTTCAAAACGCTTAACATTAAATCCACTTCTACGCAAGTTCCATAACAGCATACCCTTTGGATATAGTGCTGGATCAGGTGCATCTGCATCTAAGAAGCTACTAACACGCAATTCTGCAATAGTAGCATCAGTCATAACAGCAGTTGTTCCGCCACTTGTGCTCCAACGTGCGTCAGCAAATAGTATACCTTCTTCAGTTGTTTGATCTCCGGTATCTAACGGTGTTCCCCATTTCTGAGCAACAGTACCAGCAATGTTATTATTATAACGATAAATTGTTGGATAATTTTCTAAGTCAGCTGTACTAATCCAAAGGTCGCCTGTTACAAGACCGCCGCCTAGCTGTTGTACAATTGGCATACTTGCTGCAACGATTGGTCCTTGACTGTCTGCATCAGCAAACGCAGTTGCATCGTTATA